CGGCTCTATTCAAACTTGCACACTAAGAGTTAGTGCAAGCCGAATAAAGAATACAGCCACCCCCTGGGTTATCCAGGTCCGGACCCTAAAATTATTTCTTGATAGAAATAATCTATAGGATATGGAGCACCTTTATGTACTGTCTGTTTTCTACACAACGTAGTTGTGTTTACAGGCTCCTGACTTGGTTCATCAGGATTTTCAGTACGCTTCCATACGGAATTATGCCAATGCAGATACGAACCCTTCTGAGGATCATCCTTTTTCTCCGACAAACGTAATAATTGTTTGTTAGGGAGATCGGGAGTAACCAAAGAGGTATCCGATGCAAGGTCATAACCACCCCAAAGATCTCGAGGAATAAATGATGCCAATTTGATCCACACGTTATACGTGGATGGCACCAGGTATTGCCTCATAGGATCAGCAAGCGCCCAACGGCGAAGCTGATTAGCTACGCGGATGACATCAGTCAACTTTGTAGCTTTCCTTTTGAGATAGAAAGGGGTTACGTCTTCATGATGATGGTAATGGCCACCACAGGATTCCCGAAAGGGACCCGTAGTGAACGATTTCTCGGGGTTAACTGTAAAACCAAATTCATACAGTACCCAAGAGATCATATCAGCCCCAGAAGAGGGGCAAATGATATCATCGCCATAAACACTTACGACGCCGGAAATACCCTCAAAGTAAAGAGTGGTACGCGCGAGAGCCCAAAAGATTAAACTTTCAAGCTCGAACGTGAAGCCATTTCCCATACTAGAGAACATTTCCATCCGGTGGTATGCTCCATCTACTAGAACCGAATGAGAACGAATATCATTAAGATATTCGAACCATAACGGAGGAAGTAGAGCTTCAACGCAACCAATAGTGATTGTATCACTTGCGCTAGACAGATCAAGGGTAGCTAAGGAATTATCCAAAGCCCCAATAGCTGCTAGTCGCCTGTTGATACTCTGATCATTAAGGTTGATACCGAAGCGCCGGAGTCGTTTCCTTATATGGGAACCGACCCCTTTCTGGAGATACATATTGAGATCTGGCTCTTTACAAGCACAGCGATCAATATCCGTTTTCTTAGGAACGGTGAACAACACTGAACCTTCGACATCTTGAAGATAATCGAACGTCCCGAATTGCCGCATCAACGGTGCCTCGCGATATATGATATCGACGAAGGCAGCCGCTGAAGCCGTTGTATCAGCCTGTCCGGAAAGCTTATGAGCTGGAGAGCTCATATGCCGCCTGCGACTGGTACTTGCCCCACCGCTGTAGGAACCAAGAACAATAGAATCGTTCAAAGGACCTAAAACATCAGCGATGATACGACGAGCAAACCTCAGAAAGGAAGAGTAAGCGATCCTTGGCATAATATTATAACCAGGATCACGATGCTCAAGAATAAAGTTTGTAACTTTATTCCGCTCTTCCGTCGATTGCCACTTGGTGATTGCGTTCTTTTTGCGCACTTCAGCAGGGGTGACATCTTCGTTCAGATACTTGGATAAGTATTCTGACGAGAGATATTCGACGGCGAAGCTCCCCTCACATCCGAGTTCTCCGAGGAGGTTCGTGATGTAGGTTGAGGCTGATTCGGGTAAATCACGATTGGCATTCCGCCATTTCTTGATTCCCCGTTTTCCGCTCTTACGATGCTTATGCATTCGTGGTTCCTTTCTGGATCCCTAAACGAATATATGAAGATGACTATCGCCATCGCCATAGCTAGAACTACGACAACCAAAAGGTTGTTCCCGGAACTAGCATGGTTACGCACGGTCATATCGAATTCCTAAAAGGAATTCCCGATATTAATAAATATCGGAAAGATTGACAGCCAGATCGTTGATCTGCGTTTGCGCAGTTGCGAGACTGTTAACCATCATACCGATGGTATCAGCTCGTTCCTGAGCGCTCGACAGAGCATCGAACGTGAGACTCACTTCCGCATAGGAAGTACGGACAATAACAGGAGAACTAACTCCATTAATGACCTGAGTCTGAGTAACCGGCACAGCAAGTTTAAGCAGTGCTCGGAACTTTCCGTTCGTCTGACGGAGACTCGCGGTATACCGCGAATATCCGGCGGGAACGCCCACCTTCTCCGAAAAGAGGTGGACTCCGTTGGCGTCATCGCCATCCGGAGAGAAAGTGTGGGCTACAGGTGTCGCGGCCCGGTCATTGATGACCAGGTTGGTACGTGCGCTCATTGCGCTATTCCTTTACTATTAAGGAGGATGCTGAATATTTCAGCGTACAGGAGACCTAGCTCCCTTAAGCGCCAGAATCGATAGGGCCAAAGCCTTAAGCGACCTGTCGCCGCGGAAGGGATCGGAATCAAACCAGAGACCTGGTAATGGCCAAGTACTTAAAGTACTACGGCTGTAACCTTCATAGGTAACTGGAACGATTGCAGGAATACTTGGCTTAATAAATGCTTTTTGCCAAGTTCCCGTCTCGATTTCATATTTTAATTCCATAGATTCGGAATTTCGAAATGAAATCGAGCCGTCCACGAAGATTAAACCTGCAGGGGCGGTTAAAGCGTACAGAACTGGACCAATTGGTAAAACCCAATCAACACAGAAACTGAAAGGGACTAAGTCCCACGCTAAACCCCACGGGTTTAATAGCCCGAGTTGATTAAGAGATCGTAAACCTTGATGATTAGGATCAATCCGTGCCCAAAGGGTACATTTTGTCCTACTTGTCGAAGTCCACGACTGCATTCGCAGCGCCGAGTAACTGGCAATTCCATAGGATTTGTCAGACTTAAACTCAGAACGTTGGGCAGTGCCCTTCGCCTTGAGAAGAAGAGTGTTACCGGCGTGATTCTTAAGCAACTCACCTGCCTCGTAAACATCCTGCATCAACGGTCTGAGACCATAGACGTAGGCGAGATATTCTTGAGCAGCGGTTTCTAGTAATCCGCGACGTGACAAATCACGCGCAGACTGATAGAAATACTTACGCCAAGATTTATTTCGGAGACCAGCATACAGACGATCGACGAGAAAACTCGTCTTTCCTGTAAATAGGCCTAATGTTTGACGAAACGTGGCAAGGTTCTCACCAAGATTGATCTTTTGATCAGCTATCTTATTGAGAGCCTTCGTCACCGCTTCATTTTTAGCGTCGGTAGGAACAGTTATTAGTCGATAAGTGGGATACCTATCGATAAAAACCGAACCGTCCCTTCCGCTATCATCCGCAGACCAAAGGAACACATCATACTTTGATGGTCCTAAGGTAGCGGAGCGGTAGGCTCCTACCTCCCACGATTGGTGGGAATAAGCAGTGGACTTTCTAAAAGTTCCACCGCCCGGTAGGGTTACAACAGCGCCTTTAGTATAAGATGGACGAGAGCTTTTAAATTCGGACCAGGTACTGGTACCGAAGATATCCGCTAACCCGCTTCTCTTATATCTATAATTCACCGTGCGAGATCGCGTTTTAAGTGCGATATCGCCTGGTGGGCGCTGATCTGCCATGACGTGTCTCCATCTAGGAGGCGCCTCTATGAGACGGGGGTTAATCCCCATTCTGCCGCG